AGATAACCTTAAAACCGAATCTTATCCTATCATCCATTTTGAAAGGGTACCCGGAGAATACGTTTATATATTATCCAAAACAAGCTTGGAATCCCTAAGCAATATTCGTATATTCACGACAATAGAACAAGCACTAGAAATTCTATTAAAATATTATTATGAGATATAAAGGATTATTTGAGCAAAAGCTCCAACAATTGACAAATCAATTAACCGGTATTCATTCTTCTACAAGTAGAGGAGATATGTTACAAACAAGAGAATTGATTGAAAGCGCTAAAGAGCGTATTGAAGAAATGCAAACATTATTAAATAACGAACACCAGGAGTAATGCAATTATCCGCTGAGGTTATAAAGGGAAATTATGATATGCTCGTTAGGGGTATCGAAAAATACGTTCAAGGCGAACGTAAGCAGCAATTCATTGACTTTTATAATAAGTTTGATGAGAGGATAGCATTACTCCCAGCATCACACAAGACCGCTTATCATAACTGTTTTCCAGGAGGGTATGCGGATCATGTGCTTCGTGTTATTAAGGCAGCGTTCAAAGTTCACAAAGTTTGGGTTGAAATGGGTATGGTGGAAACATATACCGACGAGGAACTATTTGTAGCTGCCTTAAATCACGATTTAGGTAAAATTGGCTCAGCCGAAGAAACTTCGGTTTTTCCATCTACAGATGAATGGAGAAAAAAGAACTTAGGTGAAATGTATACTTTCAATACAAATATTGGATACATGACAGTCCCAGACCGTTCTTTATTTTTACTTCAGGAAGCAGGTATTCAATTATCTACAAACGAATGGATTGCAATTAAAACCCATGATGGTTTATATGATAAAGCAAACGAAGCTTACCTTAAAGGTTTCATGAACGAAACTAAACCTAGAACATCTTTACCATTTGTCTTACATCAGGCCGATTTAATGGCTGCTCGTGTTGAATGGGAACGTGATTGGTTACATACTTTTGGCAAACCCGAAACAAAACAAAAAACAACTAAACAAGACAGAGTCAACACAAATCTAGGCAAAGCCGGCGAAGGTAATACCGGATTGATGGATTTGGTTAAAGGATTATAATATGTCAAATATAACATTAATTATATTAATTAACGTAGGGGTATTGCTATTAGCAACTATTTCCTATGTTATTATAAACTTACTTCGAAAAAATGAGAAGTTTGAAGATATGATTGAAAGCCAAAATCAATACATTCAAACTATCTCCGAATTAATGACAGAATCAAATAAAAAGATAAAAGAAATTGATTCTAAACAAATCTTCCAGTCCGACGATGAGATAGGATGGTTCTTTACAGGTATCAAAGAGATCCAGGACCTAATCAACGAGTACAATATCAAAAAATAATATGTCTGAAGAATTAAACGAGACAATTGGTGGAAAAATTCTATCTGTCCCTCAAACTGATGAGGGACCTCAATATACTAAAAAAGGTACTTTACGTAAACGTCGTCCAAAGACGAAAAAAATGTACTTTACTTCTGATACTGAAGAAGCTATCTTAGAATACCTAGCTGCTGAAGGGGATGAGAGACTTCGTAATAAAATTTATAACGAGCGTATTAAATATGCCTTTCATAAGTTAACCGAAAATATTATTCACACCTTTAAGTTTTACTATACTGAAGTAGAAACAATAGGTGAATTACAACATGAGGTTACTTCTTTCTTATTAGAGAAACTACACCTATACCAGCAAGATAAAGGTAAAGCATATTCTTACTTCGGTACAATTGCTAAACGTTACCTTATATTATATAATAACACTAATTATAAGAAACTAAAGCAAAAAGCAGACGTAATGGCTGTAGACGAAGATCAAACTATCACAATTGATCTTACAAACAACTCACCTCAACCTTTAGAAGAAGATGGGACAGCATTTTTAGACTATTTTGTTCGTTATATGGACATACATTTATTTACCTTATTTACTAAATCCGAGGACGCTAAAACAGCAGATGCTGTAGTTGAATTATTTCGTAAAAGAGAGAATTTAGAATTATTTAATAAAAAAGGAATATACATATACATTAGGGAAATAACAGACCAATCTACTCCTCAAATTACAAAGGTTATAAAGAAAATGAAAAAAACTTATGTTAAGTTAATGTCCCAATATTCGGATTCGGGGTATGTTAGCATGAGGTTGTAAGTTTTCCCTATAACTATATTTATATCCATATAACAATATTATGGATTTTACACAAGTAAATTTATTTGGTAAGAAAACTTTCGCAGACTTACTAAAAGAAATACATACCAATCAAAAAGATAAAGAAGTTCAATTACGTTCGTTAATTGAAGCACTAAAACCCCTCATTACTTCACCTGGAGAAGCTACTATCATGGTTCCTTTAATCAAGGAATATATGGAATTAGCAATCAAAAACGATGATGCCCTAATTAAGATGGCAGGTATCGTTCAACGTGCCATGAATACTAAAATGGCTGAGGGTGACGATATATTATCTGATGAAGATAAGGAATTATTGTTTTCTTCATTAAAAGAATTAGATATTAAGGCTGAAAAAGAAATACAAATAAAAGAAACTAAACTAGAGGATGCCAGTTAATAGTCAAGCACCTACTTTAGGGAATTCTTCTTTAGGAAATACCTCAATCCCTAATTTACCATTTAGGGCGGGTGGTTTTATTCCTGTAAGAGTAGTAGATGTTTCACTTTCTACTTCTTCTAATTCAATTTCCACATTTCAAGTTAGTAATCAATATGCTGGTATAGGTTCTATTAGATTTGAACCCTTAAATAAAGGATCAATCCCAAAAGATTTACCTCAAGGAAATATAGCCATTCCTTTAGATAACAATATTAAAAAAATCCCCCTATTAAATGAAATAGTATTTATTATAGCGGGTCCTTCATATAATACTTTATTAGAAGAAAACCCTGATTCGATACAATTTTATTACATGAATGCCTTAAATATTTGGAATAGAAGCCATTTAAATATGCTTCCTTCTCCATCCTCAGGTATATCTGCTAATACAGATACAGTTGAAAATTCTAAAGTAAGTGAGGGAATTGAAAATAATGAAGATAGTCAAGTACAAGAACCTGTACCTGGTAAAATATTTACTGAAGAATCCGATATAAAAAACCTATTTCCAAACGAAGGAGACGTTATTATAGAAGGTAGATTTGGTAACTCAATTCGATTTGGTTCTACATCAAAACAACCCTCAGGAAGTGAAAATGTACAATCACCTTGGAGTTCAACAGGCCCAAATGGTACTCCTATTACCATAATTAGAAACGGACAAAATAAATCCGATACAGGATTTAACGATTGGTTTCCAATATATGAAGATATTCAAAATGATGATTCATCTATATACATGACATCCGGACAAACTATACCTATAAAACTAGGTTCAACTAATTTTAATTCATTTGGTGTAGATGCTATACCAGCGGCCAACACAACTAAACTACTACAAAGTCAACCTGTAGAAAATGAATTATTATCAAATAAAGAATTAGATGCTACGGGTAGTGCATTCGATATAGTAAATGTAGAACCAACAATACCACCAACTGATGGCGTATAAACCAGAATTTCCATATAGAGGTAAGCAAATCATCATTGATTCCGATAGAGTTTTGTTAAATTCTAAAAATGACGCTACATTTATTGTAGGAAATAAAGCTGTTAGTATATCATCTGCGGGTACTATCAATTTAGATAGCACGGGGGATTGTATAGTAAATTCACCTAGCATTAAATTAGGCTTAACAGCAAAACATCCATTAGTTAAAGGTGATACCTTACAGACTGTTTTAAACGAGTTTATTAAAGTATTAAGTGATATTGTAGCTGAAAATATGTCTACAGCAAAAGAATCTAATGGTGCTAAAATTATACCTGTAAATCTAGCAGGTCAAGCATTAAAAGAAGCATGTGCTAACTTAAGTAACAGACTAGCAGAAATAACTTCATTAAACAATTATACTGAATAATGGGAAAGTTAGAACAAACCATCATAAAAGCTTATAATAGTTTAGGAGTATTTTCTGAAGGAATACAAAAGAATACTTTACTATTGGTTTATGGTAAGTCGGAAGAATTATTGTTAGTAGACTTTTCTAATAAAGATGAAGTAGCTCAATATTTAAAACAACTTCCTAAAATTAATAAAGGGCCCTCTTTAACAAGTATAAATAAAACCCTAAGAGTTATAAACACCTATGATGTTTGTAACCCTGCAAACTTCGCTATTAATCAACTTACACAAGGTATATTAGGTGATGCACAAGGAAAAATAAACGAAGTAGTAAATGCTTTTAGAGGTTCGAATATTGTAGCTAGTGAAAAACTAGTAGAAGCTACCTCACCAAATCCTATATCATTCCAAACAACTGACAAAGTAACTTTAATAGTTCCATCTGATAATACTCTTATAGCTAGAGGTTCTTACGCTACACTTACTCAAACAGAAGATCCTTCAAATAAAGATTTTTATATGAGGGGGACAGTAGATACTTTGGAACAAGTTAAATCCCCTTTCCCTGGTACTCAATATATTATAAACATTGATAGCATGGGTCCTTCACAAGAACCACCCTATGATCGAGATCAAAAGGGTAATATAGTAAAAGATTCTGTTGGTGAACCTATTCCAAAAGAATTTAGTAGTTGGCAAATAGCATCCGAATCTGAAATAGCAGGAGATACTAGAGAATTAGCTACTGAATTAACCGAACTTACCTCAACACTTAGAGAACTAGGAATATCAGATTTAATTAGTAATTTATCGGGTTTACCAGGTACGGGAAATCTTCAAAAAACACTTAAAGAAGTAGATAGAATAGTAAATAGTACTGTAGGTGTGCCTGCTGAAAATGTAGCGAGTGTTACTGGAGGTGCTGCTCAAGCTTTATCTGGTGGGCTTACAACAGAAGAAACCATCTTAAGAGTAAGAGTATTAAGAGATTTTTATAATAAAATCCTTCCTTATACTAGTATATCAAATCTTATACAAAATGTATTTAAAAAACAAGTAGAGGATATAAATAACACATTACGAAACGTAATACCTTATAGTGAGTTAGCTTATCTAGTTAGAGAACTTACTCATGTTGCTCGAAAAGTATTAGGAGCTATAACAATTATAATAACAGCCCTTAAAGTCATAAATTCGGCTATTAAAACCATTATGGTGGTTTTAAAGGTAGTTAAAATAATTGTTAAGATAATTAGAAAGCTAATTAAATTTATTCCTGCTCGATGGAGTACTGTAGGTAAAATTCAAACTATAACTGAAATTTTAGAAGGATGGGAAAAGGGTATTCAAAAAGCAATTGATATTCTTAAAAATGTAAGTGAGTTTTTAACTAACTTAATAGGTGCTTTAGCATTAGTAAGACAATATCTAGTTATTACCATTACCGAAATGGCTCAATTTGCAGCTAAATTAGAAAGCTGTGATGACATTAAGGAAAGGGGATTAGCTGCTGAAGCCTTAAACGCCTCAAGAAATTCATTCTTAGCTCTCCAATCCCTTATGAATTCAGTACCTCAACTTGATAATATAGGAGTTAGAGGATCAGCTGGGGCAGATGCTTTAAACCAAGGCTTTACAACATTCGTATTTGGACCGGGTGGAACTATAATCCCATTACGTGATAGTGTTTATGGGTTTGATGAATTTGGAAATCTTATATTTTATGGAGATTTAACTTCTTTATCTACAGGAGTAAATTTTGAAAATACTTTAGGTCAAGAGTTTAGAAGTAAACTTAAATATTATACTTTTGATAAATTTAAAGAATCTCAAAAGTCATTAGTAGAATTCGCTGACAATACTTTCTTAGGTAATCAAAGAGTAGCTGATCCGGATGATGTGTTTGGAAATTTTCAAGAATTATATTTAGGATATACTATTAAAGTTCAAGAAGAAAAGCCCTTACAAGCTACAGAATCTACACTAATTAGAAGAAGAGGTATTGCTTTAGATTCAAATGAGAAAATAGTTGTATCTACAGATTTAACATTTTCAAATAACTTACAAGGTATAGTAGATGAAGTAAGATATAAATTATCTCGTAATCTAGATCAAGGACTAATTGGAATTAACACTACAGATAGTGGTAATAATGAAATTACAGATGATGATGCTTTAAATGTAGCTACTGATTTAGGGGCTAATTCCATAGGGGTCAACAATGAAAAAGCTACTTCTAATAATAGAGCAACTAGCAATATATCAGGACAACCACAAACCAATATTAATGGTACACCTATTAATCCTAACGAACAAGTAGAAACTAGAATAGGTAACCAACCATTCACCCCTGAAGACCAATCGGGGTCTAAAGCTCAATCCAAGGCAAATACATCATCTAATGCTAAAAATATTAGTTTAGATTCACTTATCACTCCTATTACAGTCCAAAGCCAAGATGAAGATCCTGAATTAAAAGCTGTAAGAGATATTTTAGACACAATTGGATCAGTAAACCCAAACACTATATCAAATATTCTTAGCGTGCCTGGTAATCAAAACTTGACTGATGAAGAACTTGTTAGTAAATTGAAGGAATCTATTCTAAGTTCTATAGATCCAAATCCTGATAAAGTTAAAGAAGTTGAAAAGAAAACCCAACAGTGGTATGATGGTTTAAGAAAACAAACTAAAATAGAATGGGAACAATTATTTATGCAAAGTAAATTTAATAAAGAACCTGTTCCACCCTTTGAAGTTTATTACGATAATGTGGAAGCTCAAGAATTACCAAAATGGGTTAAGTTATTATTAAGAAATAGGTATACTGAAACAGAAGTAGACTACGGTATATCTCAAGACGAAATTAGAGACAAATATAAATTAATAATAGGAGATGATGGATCCGTAAAAGTTAAATTACGACCAGCATTTAACAGAAAGAATTAGCAAATAAATATTTATAATCATGAAATTAGACGCTTTTAGAAAAATTATTAGAGAGGAAGTAAGATCCGTAATTAAAGAAGAATTATCTTTATTAATGCAATCTCCTATAACCGAAACTAAAACAGTTAAAAAACCAGTTGTAGAACAAAAAATTACAAAACCTTCATTTTCCGAAATGGTAAACGAAGAAGTACTTCCCCAACCTACTCAACCTGTACTTGAATCTACAGGTAACCCAATGTTAGATATGCTTAACGAGACTGCAGCAGCAGGTGAATGGAGAAGTATAAATGGAGATGGATTTAATTCTTCCCATGCAGCTGGATTTGCAGGTGGAATGCCTGGAGCTCCTGTTAAAGTAGTAGAAACTGTAGATCAAATGCTAGCGGGTAAACAAGGAGCCACAGATTTAAATTCTATAGTTATTGATTCTGTACCTGATTTTTCAGGTGTAATGGGTAAATTAAAAGATAGCGGTAAACTATAATGGCATACATAGTAAATAATATTGATGTTTTAGATCTAAAGCCTAGTACAGGTGTAGGTATTGGTTTACCTTTTAATGGTCCTACGGGTATTAACACTACTTATACTACTAAAGATGCTATTAAAGCTAATTTACTAAATTTTCTCTTAACAGCAAAAAGAGAAAGAGTTATGAATCCTCAATTTGGATCAGGATTACCTGATTTATTATTTGAGCCCGTAACTGATACTTTTATTGACCAAGCCGAAAGTTTAATTTATAATGGGGTGGAATTATTTTTTCCACAAGTTCAAATTCTAGAACTAAATGTTGATCTTTACCCGGATAATAGTACAGTTATAATATACTTAAAGTATACTGTAATTAATACAAACATTGAAGATGAACTTCAATTAAATCTAAATAATGGCGGAATCTAAGCAAATACAATACTTAAATAAAGATTTTGACGGATTCAAACAAAAGTTAATTGAATTTGCCGAAATCTATTATCCTACTACTTACAACGACTTCTCAGAGACATCTGCAGGTCTTATGCTTATCGAAATGGCATCGTATGTAGGTGATGTGCTATCATTTTATACTGATAACCAAATACAAGAAAACTTTTTAGAGTACGCTAAACAAAGAAATAATATTTTATCTTTAGCTTACAATGCAGGTTATTTCCCTCAAGTAACAAATGCCTCAACTGTTGATATAGACGTATACCAAACCATCCCTGCTTCAATAGAAGGAGGTTTAGTAGCACCTGATTTTAACTACGCAATGATAGTTGAAGAAGGAGCTCAAATCCAATCTTCAAATAATACAGAAGTATTTTTCTATATAGAAGATAAAATTGACTTTACAGTATCTGGAAGTGGAGACCCTACTGACATATCTGTATATTCTATAGATGGGTCTAACCAACCTAACTTTTATTTACTTAAAAAGAAAGCTAAAGCAACAGCTGGTACTTTAAAAACAGCAGACTTTACATTTACCACTCCTGAAAGATTTTCAACAGTACAAATTGAGGATACAAATATAATTGAAATAGTTAAAATAACAGATAGCGATGGTAAAAGATGGTATGAAGTACCTTACTTAGCTCAAGAAACTATTTTTGACCCAACAACAAACATAGCTCAAAACGATCCTGAATTATTCCAATATAACGATACAACACCTTATCTTTTAAAGATTAAAAAGGTTCCTCGTAGATTTATTTCAAGATTCAAACAAAATAACACTTTAGAATTACAATTCGGACCGGGAGTATCTTCAAACCCTGATGAAATAATTACCCCTAACAGTGATAATGTTGGTTTAGGTCTACCTTATGGAACAGACAAACTAACAACTGCTTGGGATCCTGCTAACTTTCTATATACTAAAACTTACGGGTTAGCTCCTTCAAACACTACTTTAACAGTAGAATATCTTGTAGGGGGTGGAGCTACATCAAATGTACCTGCTCAATCAACAACAATACTATCATCAGGTAATGTTGTATTTTTTGGAGATAATTTAGATCCTACTTTAGAAAGTACAGTTAGAAGTTCTTTAGCATTTACAAACGATAAACCTGCTATAGGTGGAGGTGATGGAGATACAGATACAGACATTAAACTAAACTCAGCCGCTCAATTTCCAACTCAATTACGTACTGTAACAAAAGATGATTACGCTATTAGAACTTTATCTTTACCTCCAAAATATGGAGCTATATCTAAAGTATACGTTACCCAAGATGCTAATACATCCCCAAACGTAATTACACAAGAGGATAGATACGATACAAATGCCTTATCGTTATACGTGTTATCAAGAAATAATCTTAATAACTTAACTATAGCAGATCCTGCTTTAAAACAAAACTTAACAACTTACCTAGCAGAATATAGATTAATAACAGATGCGGTTCGTATTAAAGATGCTTTTATTATAAACATTGGAGTTAACTTTGATGTTATTATACAACCTAATTTTAATAATAGGTTAGTATTAAATAATATTATCAATGCTTTAACTATCTATTTTGATATAGATAAATGGCAAATCAACCAACCTATATTATTAAATAATGTTCGTAATGTAGTTGATAATGTAGAAGGTGTTCAAACTGTTAAAAAACTAGAAATCGTAAATAAATCGGGAGTTGATAGTAATTATTCACCTTACGCTTACGATATAAAAGGAGCAACTATAAATGAAGTATTATACCCTTCACTTGACCCTTCAATATTCGAATTAAAATTCCCTACTACTGACATTCAGGGTAGAATAGTAACAAACTAATAACATGGCAGTATACAAAATATTTCCCGAAAAAGATGCTTTTATCTTATCTCAATACCCTGCACAAAACACAGGACGAGATGAGGTATTAGAGGTTTC